GGAACTCAACAAAAACAATTGAACAAATTGAAGGTTCTCATACACCCATACTTCGTGATGATGTATTTAAGAAAACTGGTAATTCAAGTGGACAATCAGTTAGAGGACTTAGATCTACAAGTTGGTTCTCAGAAATTACTGAACCACTTATCAGAAGGAATACATGTAAATGGATTGTTAAAGGAAAGATTAGAACAGTTAGGAGAAACTTATCAAACACAAGTCCATGGATTAGTATAATTGATTTTGGAAATGGAATGTGTGATAATCAAGCAACACTTAATATAAACGGTAATATCCGAACAATAATTTTACCGTAAACGATTTATGTGAAATATAAAAAATTATAAAGTATGAAATTTTTTACAGAAGTAAATACCTTCTATCCTATTCCTTCATTCAAATTCACATATGACATATCGGAAAAAGAAAGTCGTTTTCAATATTTAGATATTGAAATAGTATGGTTAAAGTGGGGGGCTTCAATAGGATTAATAGCAGAAGAATAAGGGGAGGGGGCGGGTAAATAAAAAACGGCCCGCGAATGCTATCCTACATATATATATCTAAGTATATTTAGAAGGTAAACTATATCTACTTATATTTATAAGTAATTAAAATATAATTTAATGGTAATTATCTTAAAATCTGGCAAGGAGATTGAGTTGACCGACGAAACAGGTCAGGAAGTATTAAAGAGAGTTCGCAAGGCTCTCACATCTGGAATGAAGGGTTTAGTAATCTTTCATGATGATGCTAATGTTAATGCCGTGCATATTGTCTTGAATCTTGAGGAGGTGGCTGCTATTGTCTTAGCAAAGTAACCACAATTCATACCTCTTAATAGGGTATCGAGAATTGCATCAGACCTGGAGAGATAATGAATCTCCAGGTCTTTTAAAATCATAATATAAAATATACAGATCCAAGACTGCTGTATAAAAGCAATCCTAATGAATATTGTTAGATGGGTACAAACCTATCCAGAAGTAAGTAATACAGGTGAAGTAACTTTTAAATATCTAGAGAAGTAATAAATATTTATTATTATGATCAAAAGTAGGAGTTACTAGCAATCAAAGACCAACAAGCCATAATTGAGGAATTAAAATCTAAGATAAATGCCGCTTCCAGCTAGTGGACAATTGAATGTAAGTGACGTCAGGACTGAGCTGGATTTATCTTCGGTATCCAACTTTTCCTTTTCACAGGCAGCAGCAGGGGGTTATGTGTTACTAAACTCACAGAGTCCAAGTTTACCTTCCGTTTTAGGAAACCCTTTCATTAATATTAATTTAACTCAATGGTATTCATATTGTCATAAATGTGCATCATCCTGTGGCCCTTCGGAATATTCTGTATCAGCACTTGAATATGCTATAATAGACTTGGGAACCACCTCTGGTCGTGTATCATATGGGTTATATAGTACAGACACATGGGCATTGTATTTAGGTTACCCTTATAATTCTTCAGGAACACTTGTTGGTACCTCGATTGCAAGTGGAGGGGTTGGTTACTTCTCATCAACTTATGATTATACATACAGCACGGAAAGTAATCTGTATTTTTTTGCAACCGATAAGGGAGGAGATATTCAAGTTAGTTGTCCTGAAGTTAACTTATATTGGTCGTTCAGTATGGGTGCAAATTCAGGGGAATTTGTAATTTATGTCAACGGTTCTCAGGTTGTTGGCGAAACAAGTAACTCAAGTGGTAACATAACAGTAGCTTTCGGAGATTCCATATCGGTTGATGTAACCTCGACAGCAGATTCAGGTTTTACCGCGGACGCCACCACTTCAATTGTAGAGGATAGTACTCAAGTTTGTTCCGATAACCAATCAGGATTTCCAAACGCATATGCAAATTGTTCTCACACGGTGGATGGCTTTGACTTAGAAGTTTACGGCACCGCAGCTCAAGTTTAATTTTTTACAACTTTTAGAGTATGCTTCTACTTTCGGTTTTCTAAGAGTTGGGATTGACACTGATAAAAGGGTGAAAGGGTAGACGTATACAAAAAAAAGAAGAGGATAGTAAATCCTAATGATTGAACTAGTAAAAAATAAGCTACATAAGTAGTAACTGAAATCAGGTGTGGCCAGAGGGGAATACGTGTCTCCCTCCTAACTATTTTTAGCCTCTTTGCTTATATATCAAGCCCTTTTATATTCCTTTCTAAACAGTATTACTTGCAACAAAAATTGCATTTATCGATATCGATTCGATCGATCGACTCGCTCACTCGCTACGCTCGTTCGCTTCGATAGGGGAAGTAATTGGGGTGGAGTCCGAGCGAGCCTGCAGGGCGAGCGAGGGTAAGTGTTAGATATTTATACTAGAATACAATGCAATTGTACCCTATGATATACGAAGGTGAAAAGAGAAGTAGAGGGTCTGGAAAGACTTACTCAGTATTTGAGATTACAAACGACAAGACGGGCCGTAAGCATTATATGGTTTCTTCTGTCTATACCATTGAGAACATCTTGAGTGGCATTCGCACTTATGTTAACTCAAAAACAGTTGGAGGAGGTGCAAAAGATCTAGCCCAAGACATCAAAGGGTCTGGTAAAGACTACCATGAAGACTTTAAGGTAAAACAAGTAGGCAAGGGTATGTCTAGAGAGGCTGCCGAAAAGAGAAGGGCCGAACTTGTTACTAAGTCAGGTGAGGTATATAATCAAGAGATAGGTGTATCTTAATATCTACATATATAGAATACAATGCAATTGTACTCTAGCCTAGTTTTTCATATTTAGATAAAGCTACTTCAGTCTGGCGGCGAATCTCCTCCAGCGTCTTAAGCCTCTCAATCTCCTCAAGAGCTTTCTTTTTATTTTTATTATTATTGCCAGTCAAGTGTTCAACGATTGATGATCTAGACTGTTCAGCCTCCTTGGCTTCATCTAAAATAGATGCAATAGTAGATAGGGTAGATTTGTACAGTAGTACTTTAGCAATTGTCATAATAGGTAATTTAAATTAACTAATTTTGTTTCCGGATAGAAAAGCTTTAAGCTCTTCTTCTGTCATCGTGATCAGGTCTAAACTGTCTTTACCTCTTTTCATAGTTGTTTTATTTAGAGCTAAAAATAAGGGTATAATATATAGGTAAAAAAAAGTTTATTAAAAAGTTGCCAGTCTGGAAATCAGTCCTTATCTTTAGTATATTAAATAACAATTTAAAATCAAAAGTATGGAAACAAAATTCTGCATCCACGTCATCAATTCTGAAACCGGACAACTTAAAGCCGAAGTTATAGGTCCGGGTCATGAACTACAAGCCGCACTCATGGCTGTCATGTCCCGGGATCCTAAAATTAAAGAACTTGTTCTTAACTCCCTTGCAGCTATAATATTAGATGAAATAGGGAGTAAAAACGATCCTATTAAGTCCATGCTAGAAAAAATGAACGATCCTATTAAGTCCATGCTAGAAAAAATGAATATCGAATTAAATTAAAAAAAAAGTTGCCTGAATGGAATTTAGTTCTTATCTTCAGGCTAATTAAAAATCAAAGTATATGACAAAAAATCAAACAGTCGAGCTACTGAAAAAACAGCTCCCCGGCTACTACTCGGCTGACCAAGTAATCAACCTTATTAACGAGATCGAAGACGAGAACCAAGACCTGGTTGCAGATAAGATCGAGGGTCTTATCGAGAGGGTCGAGACTAAAGTCGAGAGAGCCCTCCGGGATATGTACTCCGATGATCTGGTAGATCTGGAATCGGCCGAATTTAGTCTTTGCGGGAACGAGATTAGTCTCGAGTCTGTAGATGCTAATGAAGAGCAGATAAAGGAAAGAGTAACGGAGGTTGTACGCGAGGCCTTGTTAGATTATTTTCCAGCACCAAAACCATTAGTAACGGCATAGCTTTGGCTACGAGAGGGGGCGGCTGTAAGTACGGCGTAAGTCCTCTTCTCTTTTTAAAAATAAAGTTGCCAGTACGGAAAATAAATCTTATCTTTAGTTCAAATTAAAAATCAAACGTATGCAAAAAGAAATTAAAGACTACGAAATGTTCAGTGCAGCCGGAAACCGGGCCTGCCAGTCAGTTGTAAACTCGATTACTAAAAAGATTTTAGGCAGTAAGAGGGTTACTGAGGACGATGTCCTTGACTTGTTTAATAAGGGTAGAATAAAGATTGCTGAAAAGCATGGAGAGGTATATGATACTGAACCTAGGTATCATATTAAGCAAAGTATTAATGCTGCCTTGAAGCAGGCAGGATATTCGTTTAACCTTTAAAACTAACTTATGCGTATTATATCTGAACTTACTCAAGTCATTAGACATTTTCAGCTAAGCATTGGCGAGCGTACCTACTACTATAAAGAGCATTTAGATGATAGGGGTAAAGTAATTGAGGACGAGCTTACCGATGAAAATAATAGCGTTTATGATAACCCAGCCTTGCTGAAGCATATAAGAGGTTTTATTGATACTCAATATAATAATTAAAAATCAAACAAAATGGCAAAGAAAAAAACACCCCCCGCAAAGCAATTTATTGCAATTGACACTTATGATGAGAAATTGATCAGTAAAGGAAGTCTGGAACACGTAACACAGGTTCTTGAATGCTATGTTCAAGACGAAGATTACGATATGGAAGAAATAGCAGAAAACATTGAAGTGTATGAGCTGGCTGAGTTGAAAAAGGTCCAGACTTTTCATAGAGCTCCTGGAATAACAATCGAATCATGAATCTAGACGATAAAGTAACTTATCTTGAAGAAAGAATAAAGCTCTGTAGACTTAAAACTAAAGAACTAGAGAGCCTTCTTGAAAAATTATACTGGGAGCGGTTTGTTAAGTATGATATTACCCTAGAGGCATACTATCGAATCGCCTCCCAAGTATATAATGTCAGGACCCGGAAAGGAAGTTCTTTAATTTATCATTTAAAAAAGTTTTTAGGTTAGTTGGTTTTTTGATAGATATTTGTTATATTCTTTATATATAAAAGAAACTAAAACAAATAAAATCAAACAACATGGCTTTCCAAAAACTAAACCCGGTGTTTAAAATCGTAACCTACACCGAAGCAAAACGCCGTGGTGACGTAGCTCGCATCGCGGAAGAAACAGGTTACACTCAATCAATGGTATCTAAAACTCTACGTGGCCTCCGCAACAACGACTCCATCGTAAACAAGGCTTATCGTCTTGTAAAAGATCGTCAAACAAACTTGCAACGCCTGTCAGAGGTAGTTGCTTAAGGTTTTCGTACTTTTGATTTTTAATACGGACTGGTGTTTCTACGCCGGTCCTTTTTTATGTTGGATAGATTTAATTAAATGAATTTTTTTCTCGAATTTTCCGGTACTCTATAACTCATTGATTCTCAATAGATATAAAATTTTAGTAGAAATAGTTGCTAGTCTGGAAAAAATCACTTATCTTTAGTGTATTAAAAATCAAAGCTATGGCAACAATTAATCGCTCAGAGATCGAGCAAATGATCTCAAACCTCGCTAACGGAACTATCTACTCTGTTTCTTTTATCAAAAAGGACGGTAGTACTAGGTTGATGAATTCAATCAAAGGTACAGGTAGAGGAGTAAAGGGAGTAGGTGCTAAGTATGACTTTAAGTCAAAAGGTTTAATCCCGGTTTATGATTTACAACTTGCTAAGAAGGATCCTAAGAATCCTGATAAAGCTTGGAGGACAGTTAATATCGAAACTATTTTCGAGTTGACTGTTAATAAAACAAAATACGAAGTAGTGTAATATGACAGGCCCCTTTGGGGCCCTTCTTTAAATCTATTATGAAAACACTTATTATCCATCCTGATGATCGTTCTACTGATTTCTTGAGAGCTATTTATAGCTCCTTGCCTGAGTATACTCTCATTACTATGGGTACAAGGAAAGAGGTAAATAAACTGATTAAGTCTCATGATCGTATTATTATGTGTGGTCATGGAACGCCTTTGGGCCTACTTTCAGTAGATAAGTTTGATGGAAGTTTTATTGTCGATTATAATACTGTACCTTTGTTTGAAGACAGAGAGTGCGTATTTATTTGGTGTAATGCTGATAAGTTTGTAAACTATTACGGCCTTAAAGGGTTGTACAGCGGAATGTTTGTATCAGAGGTCGGAGAAGCGTTAATGATGGGGTTACCTAACGTTCCTCGAACGGTAGTAGATGAATCTAATAATGTTTTCGCCCAAGTACTTGGTGAGGGAATGAACCGTGACCTATACCATGCTTATCATCGTATGATGAATACTTACGAGACTTTGGCTGAGACTAACGTAGTTGCTAGGTATAACTCCGAACGATTATACTTAGTTCTGTAACTCATTGATTCTCAATAATAAAAAAATATCGTTAAAAAGTTGTTGGTTTGGTTTAAAGTCGTTATCTTTAGTCCGTTAATTTAATTATTAAATAAAAATTAAAGTTATGCCAAAAGCATCTACAAGTGGGGCAGTACTTACAAAACTTGCCAGCGCATTAGACAGTATGCGTAGCGAATTATCCACAAGAGAATTTCGCAGATTCGACGGAAAAGAGTATTCTACTCGTTTCAAAATTTCGAACACCTTCTCTACTGTACTTAGGAATCTAGGAGCAATTCAGGTTAATCCTAATAAGAGAGGGGAATATTGCATAACAGCTAAGATGGTCGGACTCCGTCCTTCTACGGTTCTTAAGCATATTAATACATACCAGAACGGCTGTAGCGCTAACAAAAAACAGAAGTCTAGGAGAAGAGCTAAAGCGCCAGCTCAACAGTACCTTAAAGTTATTCAGCCTAAGCTATTCAGTAATGAACCGACCTTTGACGTAATTATTACAGCTTTAAAAGAAAAGATTCGTAAAGAAGTAATGTCAGAGTTAATGAACTCTTTGACGACTGCGTAGATGTTGGGCTAGTGTTGGGGGGAGCAATCCCCCCTTATTTTACTAGAAAAAGTTGCCAGTCTGGAAATTAATTCGTATATTTAGGTATAAATTAAAAATCAAAGTATGAAACCTCAACAAAATCTGCTCGAGAGAGCCAAGCCAGAGTTACTGAAAGCTATTGCTCAGTACAAAGTTGATTACCCTAATACTGCTTCTATAGTAGAGGACGCCCTTAAAAAGTCCGAAGGTGTATCGTTCCTTCAGTACGGTATTATATGTGATATGTGGTCCATACTAAATGCAGCAAAGGTAGAACATAGTTTCAGTAATCCATGGGAATTATTTTATGATAGGACTAAGTAGGTAGTTCGAAAGAACTACCCTAACTTCTGTCTAAAATTAAAAGCCATGGAAACAACAGCATTCAAATTTAACGAGTATTGGATATGGGCTATCGACTATGAGACCGCTCTTAATCACTATAATCACCTAGTGAGGATTTATAGGTTAAATGAAGCTTAACAGGATACAATATCATTGTTATATTGATACAAAATTAAAAATCAAAGTTATGAAATTTAAAATCACACATCTTGTAGCACGGACCGAATCCTGGTCCGATCGTAAGAATGAGCCTTATAAGCTCAATAATAAGCTCTATATTTGGCCTACAGGTGAAACCGTAGGTGAGAACCTTTTTAATAGACGTAACCGACCGCACAGTATCTGGAAGAAAGAAGTGATACCGGCTATCATGGAAAAGCTTTCAAAGAAGTATCCTGAGGTATATAAGCATGTAGCAGGTGAGAAATGGGGATGGAGACAGAAGTGTGGATGCAATATGTGTTCTTGTAGTCCAGGCTTTGTAAGTAAGAACATAGGCCAGTATTATATTAGTGTAGAAGTTCAGTTTGAATAAAGGAATCTATAACTCATTGATTCTCAATAAACATAAAATTTTAGTAGAAAAAGTTGATAGATTAGTTCGAAGTACTTATTTTTAGTGCAAACAAAAAAATCAAAGTTATGCCAAGAAATTCATTACCTATGACTGCTCTAACGATCGAGCAGATTAGACAAGAAGCACCGCAAGCATTTGCTGCTACTCCTCGTCCTGGACTTTCAGCTAAGTATTCTTTCCTCCCAACAAGCCGTATCATCGAAGATATGGATCGCTTAGGATGGAGAGTAAACATGGCTAAGTCAAATCGGTCACGTACGTCAGTTAACCGTGAGTTCGGTAGCCACGTCATCAAGTTCTTTCATCCAGAAGTCTTTATTCAAGATACCGAAGGTAATGTAGAGAGCTATATAAACGTCGTGGTGATGAATAATCACGCCGGGGTAGGTAGCTTTAAATTCGAGCTGGGTATCTTCCGTTTAGTTTGTACTAACGGTCTAGTGATTAAGGATACTGATATGGGATCATTTAATATCCGTCACTCAGGTTATTCGTTTGAGCAATTACAGCAGACTATGAATACTGCTATGGAACGTTTACCTGAGCTAGTTGGTAAGATCAATCAGTACAACATGATTACGTTGACAGCCGAGCAGCAGAGAGAGTTTGCTAGGCAGGCTATCGCCCTTCGAAGCTATACCGATCGAGTACCTACTGAAGAAGAGCTGGCTAGCTTTTTAGTTCCTCGCCGTCAGCAAGACGTAGGAGATAGTTTGTGGGTGGTAATGAATCGTATCCAAGAAGGAGTGATCAAGGGCGGGTATGACTTTACTAATAGGCAAGGTAAGTCGCGTAAGGCTAAGTCAATACGAAACATTCAGAAAGATATAGAGGTTAACCAAGCTATCTGGGAACTCGGAATGCAGTTTGCATAGGGTTGGTTTGAAGCCCCTTCGGGGGCTTTTTTTTTAAAAAAAAGTTGCTATCATAGATAAAAGTCCTTACCTTTCGTTCATTAAAAATCAAAGTTATGAAAATCAAATCAACCGTTTATCCCCCAACAAGACTTGAACAGAATGAATGGATGGAGTATCATCGTGTTTCTTCTCGTGTACCTAAATATGATGGATTATGCAGAGCTAGGAATATGATGATGGAGTACGATAGCAAAGAGAATAGGTCTCTGATAAAACGAATGGCGCAAAACTTAAACCCTAACACATATTATGAAGAAGATCAACTCGATGGCTCTGTTAAGAGCTGACTCAATCATCGCATCAGGTGAAAAGAACGACTGTACCGTTTATGCCATCGCTACAGCCTTTGAAATGGATTACGACGCCGCCCATCAAGAGGTAACCACTCGCATGAACCGTCGAGAGGCTAGTGGCGTAAAAAGATCTAATTTAGAACAAGCGCTCGTCGAAGGTACTACTATTAATGGTAAAACTGTTACACGTGTAATTAAGTCGCCATCTAAGACATATAAGGTATACGGTAATACTATTCCTCGCCAGCTCCGTCTTAGCTCCTTTATAAAAGAAAACCAAGAAGGTACTTACGTTATCCTTACTAGAGGCCATGCTCTAACGCTAAAGGATGGAGTGCTTATGGACAATAAGAACGAAACTAAGACTAGGGCCCTGGTTGAGATTGCCTTCAAGGTAGACTAGGGTACAATTGCATTGTACTATATACAAGGAGAGAAAGGGATACATAAGGTATCTCTTTTTTTATGTATACTATATTAATAGCCGATATACTAAAGGAGATACAAGGATATAAAGTATTCTAGATCTTGCCAGAGCGGCATTAAGTAGCAAGGCGAGTTAGGTGTATAATAGGCTATATACTTTACATTCTTAGAACAGGTCTCTAAACCTTTCGTGGTACAGCTTAAGCTTTAAAGCAACCTTCCAGCTTGCTTTTTCTGATAGGTTCGGTACAGTTAATCTAAGGTAGATAAGAGGTTTGTTTAGTTATCTTAAAGCTGATTGGTAATAGCGCTTAAAAGTTTTACAACGCCTCACCTTAGCCTCACCTTTTTTTCTTCGTACCACGCAAGCTTCCAGCTTGAGGGCCGCAGTCCTGATCCTTTCCCGATTCCTTTAAAGAGCTTTAGTTCTAATTCAGAGCTAAGATTACGTACTTACTCCCAACGATCCAACTTTTCTCAAATAAATATTTTTTTATTTTTTAAGAAATAAATTTGGAAATTTGGTTGGGAGTATGTAATTTTAGTTTAAATTAAAAATTAAAAGTATGGAAAAGAAAGTATTTAGGTTTAAAAAAATGAGTAATGATTTAAAAAGTTTTGTGGAATGGTTAGAATGGAATTATAAAAAAGGGAAGGGAAAGAATGTTGAGGAATGGGATGAAGATGAAAGTTATTATTGGGATGAAAAGAATTTAGAATTGATTTTGTATAATGAAGAGTTTAGTAAGGAGTATGAGGAGTATAATGAGGAATATGTATATTGGATAAAAAAGTTAAAAAATAATTTGAAATAAATTTGGAAATTTGGTTGGGAGTATGTAATTTTAGTTTAAATTAAAAATTAAAAGTTATGAAAAAATTAATGAAAAAAGAAATTGAAGTTATTAGTGGTGTAGTTTGTAAAAAAGTTGAAGTAGAGAGGAAAAGAGTAATGGGGGAAAAGTTGAAGAAGGATAAAGAGTGGGGGAAGTTATTGAAAGAGGGAGAGGAGTTGGATAAGTTGTTAAAGGTTGTTAAAGGAAAGGGGGATGAAATTAATGGGAAGATAAAGAAGTTAAATGAAAAGTATAAGTTAAGTGGGGGTAGTAATAATGGTTGGATTGGTTGGAGTGGTATTAATGTGTATGGAAATAGTGATATTAAAATTAATTATAGTAGTGGTTATGTTATGAGGAATGAAGTGATAGATAAATTAATTTTGAAAAATTTAGGGGGAGAGGTTGATGTAGATAAATTAATAGGGGAGTTGGTTAAAGAAATGTTGTAGGTAATTTAATTAATATAATAATGATGAAATAGTTTGAAAATAATTATTATATTTTTTGGAAATTTGGTTGGGAGTACTTATCTTTAGTTATAATTAAAAATTAAAGTTATGTCAGATGTAGTATTAAGAGTTGAGAAGTTTGAGGACTACAAAGTCTCTCTTACCCTTACAACAAGGATTGTTACAGCAATTGACATGCTGTACTATAATGAAAAGTTTCATACAGAGCAAGAGACTGAAGGTCCTTGGAACACATTTTTTAGGGAGCTGAGCGGGTACTTAAGTCCTTATGAAGTAGGTTATGATATCCTATGTGAATACTTTAAGGGAGCCCATGATGTTATACTCGAAATAAGAGTTGATATCTTGGAACGGGCAAATCGTCAAAACAAGACTCCTCTTAACGGTGAACTTATAGCTGGTACTTTATTAACACATCTGTTTAAGCATTTGGAGTTTCGTACTACTTGGTATGGAAGAAAGCAAGTTGTCCTATTTGATCAAGATTGGTCCGCAAGAGAGCTGAAAGGATTAACTTTGTTTGCTAAAAAATAAAGTTGCCAGTCTGGAAAGTAAAGCCTATCTTTAGTTCAAACTAAAAACGAAAGCTATGAAAGTAATTATCTCTATTCTATCTCTGCTTTGGATCTTCCTTGCTCTGTTGGCTGTATGTGAGCCTACCGAACAGACTGTTGAAGTACCTGAGTATGTAGGAACGATCTATGTTATCTTATTCCTTGGCCTACCTTTTGTAATATCGGCCCTATTGCCTAAGGTAAAATAAAGTTGCCAGATTGGTCTGAAGTACTTATCTTTAGTTATAACTAAAAATCAAAACGTATGACAAACTTAGTAAATGGTAAGACAGTTCAAATGAACCTTGTAGGGCTAGATGGTAATGCATTTAGCCTCATGGGAGCCTTTTCAAAGAATGCCCGTAAACAGGGCTGGACAAAAGATGAAATAGATAAAGTAATGACTGAATGTATGGCAGGGGATTATAATCATCTCCTTAGTACCCTTGTAATACATACAGTAGATACAGAGGAAGTACCTGAAGAAGATGATTAAGGCTTTGTGATAGTTGGTCGGAGAGAGGAAGAGGGGTTTCATAACTCCCCTCCATAGATCCTCTCCCCCTCCGGGGGGCTTGATGAAAAAAGTTGCCCCCACCTGCTGTCAAGTGACGGCAGTGTGGAGGTAGCTGACCCCATCCTAACACCACTGTAATTACAGCTACTAACAGGGTATACGCGGATAAGCGGAGCGTGAGTGATGAATTACCCGCTGGCAAATTTTTTAAATTAACTAAAATATATATCAATGTGGAGTAATAAATACGTTAAGAGTTTACTATCGGTTGGTTATTCTTTCATATTTAAAGGTCAATACTGTTATATTACACGGTTGTTGAATAATCGTTTTGAGTACAGTACTATAGAGCGTCCAAAAGGTAACTACATGTATTACAACTTTTTCCAGAAAACAACGCATTTTCGTTCGAAGTTTAAAAATATCGTTCAAAAAGGTTTGGATTTCAAACCAGGTTTTATACCTTTAGTTGATAGGATTGCAAAGAATATAAAGGATGGAAAATCGCCTAACCTAAAAATATATATGTTATGATTTATTTTTTATTAACACTTCTATCTGCTTTTGCAATTACTTTTACTGGTATGTCGTGGTATTTAGGTACTTACCGTGAGTGTTTTTCATCAAGTAGGGTATATCACATCAACATGTTTATTTTTATCAGTTTTTTTATTTATCTTGGTATATGGGCTAGATCTTCATTTTAATTACTAAAAATTAAAACATTTTTGATATGAAAAATTTTTCCGTAAGTGAAATTTTTATTCTTTTAATGTGTGTGGTATGTATTTTCTTTAGCGAGTATATCTATTTGTTTAAAGGTGATCCTTTAAAGGCTATATTCATTGGTTTGTGGCCCCCAACCATACTTAGTCTTATCAATTATATAAACAGCAAAAGAAAGTAATATGCAAAATTTTGATATCATACTGCTATCGACTATTATCTCTACGCTCTTTATAGTTTTTATTGGTCTAACAGTTAAAGAGTTTATAGTAATGGGGAATAAAAAGCTTGAGCTTCAAGAAAACAGTCCCCGAGCCCGGCTTACCCGATTCATGGGACGGGTCTTTGACTCGCCTTTAGAAAAAAGAGCCGATCTCGGGCAAAAGATAATAAATCTTAAATCTATTGAAAATAAGATTGCCGATATGGAATCCGATGGAGTATATTTTCCAGAGAGTGTAAAGATTGAGTTAGAAAAGAAACGCAAAGAGATGATATGTGAATATTCCGGGCTCCCTTCTATGAAAGCTTATGAATGATCTATTTTCTTTAATAGCTCCCTTATTTCCCCAACCTTACACTATAATTACTATATTTAAAGAAACCTGGGAGATGAAGGGATCTCCTATGTATATACATGAATAAAAGAAGTATCAAAGCCTCCATTAAAGAGGCAGGTGATATGATGGTTTCGAGTCCGGGGCCTGTCATGTCTGAACCTAATTTTATTGAATTACTATCACGAGAGGTAAATAAATTAAATAATCTTGGTAGGATTTCGCCCGTAGTCTATAATAGGGCATTAAATTTACTTCCATTACTGCGTACGTCTATCCTGAATATATATGGAAGGCGCGAAAACGGGCTCGAGCAGGCTCTAGTCTTTTTACTCAAACAAGCCGGAAGGGTACGATAGTTGCTATTTATTAGCATGAAAAGTTTATTGAACGAAGTCCGTCGTTTTCAAAAAATTGCCGGCATATTGAAGGAGATGGAATTAGGTCTGAAGCCTGATCAATTAGAGGAAATGCATGTTGATGCATCCGGTAATTTAATTAGTGATGAAGAGTTTGTAAGACAAATTGTTTGGAAACATTCTACATCTCTAGCAAAAGCTTTGAGAGCTCTTCATAACCGTCCGGGATATCAAAGAGCTAAGGACTTCATCAAGCAATGGCTTATAAACGTTGCAGAGGAGATCGGACTAGATCCTATTCCTTCTTTTGATGATCCAATGTTCTATCAAGGCCGTAACCCGGGCGAAATTCTTAATTACGTTAGAGATACTCTTATAGATATGTTAAAGGCGCAAGGGTCTAAGGGTGAGGAAGGTGAACTAACTGAAGATGATTATTATACAGGGACTCCTTCAGGAGATACCGATGCTATGAATATAGCAGAAGATGATTTTAGTGCTACCATGCATGCAGTCGATGACGATCCTGTAGTCTAAGACTATTTATACGTGTGATAAAACTAGCCGATCTTATTAAGACTCAAATTCAACCTAGCGAGAAGTCTAGGATGAAAAATTTTCTTTATCGCGGATCTAGAGATCAAATTAATCTACACCCTAACAAATATAACGTTGTAGGTAGTAAGCACGGTACTATTGAAGGTAAAGGTCCTTTAGATACTTCCGATCGTCCGGAAAATACTAATACATCTCAAGTTTATAATAATGGATATCCGTGGAACGTTCCTGAGGTTGGCGGGATCTTTGAAAATGAGCAAGAGAAGATTTTCCAAAATTTAATCGGACGTGAGTTTCAAACTCTTGAAGATGTGAAGAAAATGGCTTCTAGATTAAGGCAAGCAGGTTTTGTACAAAGCGATATTGAAAAATTTATAAAAACTTATTTAAGATGAATAATTTCGATCTAAAGCAATGGCTCTACGAGAATAAACAAGGTGCTTACGGAAAGGCGGCTAGGTTAAACGAGTTCTATTCAGAAGATGGTTACTCAGATGAAGTAGTTAATAGGGATGATATGAATGAGATTAATCCTGCTGCTTTAGGAGTTGGACAAGCTCGGGCAGATGCTGAAATGCAAAAGCAAGATGATCTCAATGGAGATATGGTTGATAATGTGAGTATGGGTGTAGTCGCTGAAAATAAAAGTAGTACTTACGTTAAAATTGAAGAATGGGAAGTTGATATTCTCGGAAAAGATTATATTATAAGTGCCGATGTTAGTGTAGATTTTCATTATGAAGAAGATGATTACTTTGACGATATGCTAACTACTACTGGAGGATATTTCGTAGATAATGCATCTGCTATTATTACTAAGTTAGAAGTTTTTGAAGGCGGTGGTTATAGGAATATTACAGATCCGGTCCTTATCAAGCAAATACAGGATCTAATAAATAATGATTCAGAACTCAATAGACAACTTGAAGATGCTGCTGCTAATTATATTGATTGGGATACAGTAGATGATATCGATTACTACGAGGGTCCGGATATGGAAGAGAATGTAAGTATGGGTGTAGTCGCTGAAGGTGAAGGAAATACTGATGTTCAAATTGAAGAATGGGAAGTTAATATTCTCGGGAAGGATCATATTATTGATGCTGATGTTAGTGTAGATTTTCACTACGAAGGTGCTGACTATGAAGATCATATGGAAATCAATCCTGGCGGTTATTATGTAGATAAGGCTACAGCAGTTATAACCAGGTTAGGTATAGGAGATGGCGACAATTATAGGTATATTACGGATCCTACTTATATTAAACAGATACAAGAATTAATAAACATAGATCCTAAACTTAATAGAAAACTTGAAGATACTACAGCAAATAGCATTGACTGGAGTAGAATGGATGAGACTGTTGGGTATGTAATGAAAATGAAACCTTCTGATCCTTTAGAACGAGAGGAGTTGGAAGTCTGAAAAAAAATCCTTAACTTCTTTATATAATCAAAAGATTAAAAATTTTTAAAGAAAGTAAGAGAAAGAAAAAGAGAAAAAATAAATGAATAAAGTAACGGTTTTGCGGCTTAGTGGGTGTCGTTACTGTAGTGAATTGCTTGAGAAGCTTGATGATATAGGGGTTAGATATACTTCTTTAGATGCTCATGAGAATGAAAAGTATGCTGATGATGTTGAGGATCTTATAGGTACTAATTCTTACCCTATAGTTATAGTTGCGGTCAAAAGGCTTTTTCCATTTTTTATTTTTCGTGCTGAAACTACGGATCAAATAGGGGAGGTATCTTTTAAGAACTTCGTTAAGATAGGGACTTTATCTATTGATTCGATGGTTGAAATAACTTCAAAACTAGTATAAATGCGTTACAAAGCAATCGTTACGGAAAAATTAGAAGCTCTCGATAACTCTATTAGTTTGATTAGATCACTCCTTGCTCGGCCTAATTTAACTAGAGAGGAATTAGAGAATTGGCAAACAAAGGTAAAAGAGAGAATCGCAGAGATACAGACTCTTGTAAATGCAGAGAAGGAATCTCTATAAATAAGTTGGTTTCGTTCAGATAGGTTATTATATTCTTATATAAACCTATTTGTATGTTAACACCCGAACAGATTGAAAGTAACTTAACTAGATTTTACAAAGTTATATCAGAGCATATTTCTGAACCTAGAGCTACAAAGCTCTCTGCATTATATCAGAAACAAGAAGAGATACTTGCTCTAGCTCCTGCTTCTTCTCGTACTGCTTTTCATAATGCATTTCCAGGCGGTTATGTCGATCACGTTTTAAGAGTAGTAGATGCTGCTTTAGCCTTATATGAAGTATGGGGTAATTTTGGTGCCGATATGAATACCTTTACAAAAGAAGAATTAGTATTTTCTGCAATTAATCACGATTTAGGTAAGCTAGGACGTGATGGTAAACCTTCTTACCTGCCTAACGATTCTGAATGGCATGTAAAAAATCAAGGAGCAATTTACAAGCCTAATGCTGAATTACCTTTTATTCCAATCCAAGACGCTTCTTTATACATTCTGCAGTCGGCTGGTATTGAAATGTCATTTAACGAATTTGTAGCAATTAAAACTCACGACGGACCTTATGACGATGGTAATAAAGCTTATCTTTTTTCGAGTCAAAATGAATCTAAATTAAGAACCTCACTGCCTTATATTTTACATCAAGCCGATATTCTAGCTGCAAGAGTAGAATGGGAGAGGGAATGGAGCGGTAAGGTAGGGGGACCTAAAGTTAAAGAAGTAAAGCCTGCAACTGCCACTCAATTTAAGCAAGCTGCAGAAGCTAAGAAGTTGTCGAATATTGGGAGTAAAAATCCTGGAATATTAAACGCACTAAAAAAATTATAATATGCTATTTGGATGGTTAATGTTTGCTCTATGGGCAGCTACAATAATAGGCTGGGTAATTTATAACCTTTATCAAAAAAATATTAAACTCGAAAACACTGTTATCAGTCAAGCTAACTTTATTGCCGGTCTTCAAAGCTTAATTGGTGAATCTGAAAAAGCAGTTAAGAATTTAGATGATAAGATTTGGCTAGAGAGTGATAAAGAGTTGCAACAGGTTTTTTATAATTTAAAAGCAATACAAGACGGATTAAATCAATTTAATAAGCGGTAATGATAATAGACGTTTTTAGACCTGAAGAAATAGAGGTTACGCTTACAAAAGACGGTAAGGTTAGAAAAAGAAGACCTAAAAAATCGATAGACTACTTTACTTTAGATACACAGCAAGCTATTCTAGATTATAGGGCAGAGAAATCTCAATCAAAAAGAGATCAAATCTTTAACGAAAAGATTTATTATGCTCTCTATAAATTAGCTGAAAATATAATTCATACCTTTAAATTTTACTATACCGAAGTAGATAATATCGATGAATTAAAGCATGAAGTAATTGCTTTCTTATTAGAAAAACTTCATTTATATGATCAAACTAAAGGTAAAGCTTATTCCTATTTTGGTACAATTGCAAAGAGGTATTTAATTGTTTATAATAATAACAACTATAAAAGATTAAAAGGTAAAGCTGCGGTTAATGATGTAGAAACTGATAAGACTATTACAAATGAATTGCTACTTTCACGCCCTGATGATTTAGAGCAAACTAGCTTTATAGAGCTTTTTATTAAAAAAATTGATAATGAGCTTTTGCATTTATTTCCAAAGCCACAAGAAGCAAGAGTAGGAGACGCAATACTTGAACTTTTTAAACGTAGAGAAAACATAGACATTTTTAATAAGAAAGCACTTTTTATTTATATTAAAGAGATTACCGATGCTCCTACTCCTGTGATTACTAAGGTAATAAAGGTTTTAAAAGAAATTTATAGAGATATGTTAAATAAATATCTAGAGCAAGGAACAAAGATTGACATTTTTTCTCGTTAGATATTTATTTAAAATAGTCTTATGAATTTAGATTTTGATTTATACGACGGAAAGAAGTATTCCGATCTCGTAAAAGATATTATTAAGAATCATAAAGCTAAACAGAATCAGATAAAGGCACTTACTGATCAATTAGTCAATATGGTAAGCGAACCAGGAGATGCTGTTATTGTAGTGCCTTTAATAAAAGGTTATCTTGATTCAGATATAAAAAATGATGAAGCTTTAGTAAAACTAGCTCAAATTGTTCAAAAGGCAAATCAAACTGAAGCTGGAGCAGATGGTTTATTTAGTGATAAAGATCTAGAGATGCTATTTAGCGATATTCAAAAAACTACAGCGCCTATTAAAGAAGAAGAAATAAAAGCACTGCCAAACAGTAAGTAAGATGTCTAACTTTAATCCGACATACGCTCAGCAGCAGGCTTCGTATATCAATCAAGTACAAGCAGATAACAAGTTTAATTATCTACAAGCTAGAGTAACACATATAGTACAAGGTCCTGTTTATGTAGGAACAAACGTACCTGATCCTTACTATAAAGATCCCTCCGACTTAGGAGTTATAACCTTCCAATTAATTTCCGGACTCCAAGACAGAACTCTTGATAGCGGCGGTAATCTCGTAGCAAGACCAATGTATTCAGCCCTTAAACAGTACCCGATAGAGGGTGAAATAGTTTTGTTATTCCCCGGCCCGTCTAGAGATTTAAATGAAGATAGGGGTAGAAGAGATATCTTTTACACTATGCCTTATAATATATGGGGTCTAGCGAACCATAATGCGTTTCCTGATCTAGGGGACTACGGAGCTTATATAGGAGCTATTAATAGAACGTATCAAGATAGTGCTAATACAAATCAGCCTGTAAACACATCTTCTACTGGTTCTTTAAATATGCCACTTGGCCCAAACTTTGTAGAAAAAAGTAATATTAAGACGTTAAAACAATTTACAGGAGATCTAACTATAGAAGGCAGATGGGGTAATTCAATAAGATTCAGTTCTACCAACCCCGTACCTGCCGATCAAAATCCTTGGTCTAAAAATAGTGCTCCCGGCAATCCGATTATAATTATAAGGAACGGACAAGGTATGTCCGAAAATAATATTACAGCAATTCCGACAGTAGAGAATATTAATAAAGATCCTTCTTCAATTTATTTAACACAGGGACAGCAAATAGTAGTGGATGATATAAATAATAATTTTAGTTTAGCTAGTTTAGACGTAGTGTTAGCGAGAACATATACTGTTTCGATCCCTATTCAGCAGCAACTAACTAGTACCGATAACATTTCTGCTGCACAACAAGACTCTTACATCAGTACCGTCTCACAACAACCCCCGTCAGGTCCAAAGGTAACAAATGATAATAGTACAGCAGCTACAACACCTCCCTCCCAAGCAACTACGGTAGTAGGCGAGATAGTAGACCTGCAAGCAATATCTGGTACATACGTAGTAAGTTTGAGAGCCGTCGACTCAACAGGGACAGTTTTAAGCTCTGTTAGTGAAACCGCCTCAACAGTTCAAGCCGCCTATAATGCTGCAGTAACAGCTATCAAAAATAAGAATCAAAACACTACACTTGTTATACCATCAATTAATAGCTTATTAAGATAAGATGTATCAACCAATATTTCCATATTTAGGGAATCAAGTTATAATTTCCTCAGGAAGAGTTGTAAATCATTCTTATGATGATTTTATATTTTTGTTCGGTAAGAAAGGAGTTGCTATTTCTTCACCAGCTACCTTTACCGTAGATGCTAATGAAAAGACTACTTTAGCATCACCGAAGATAGAGTTAGGTTTTAATGCAATCAGAATTGGAGAACCAGTTCTACTCGGCACTAGCACTGTTATCCAGCTAGGTTTTTTAATTGATGCTTTAGTTAATCTCGGTAACGCACTACAAGAAATGTCAGCTGAAGAATTAGAAACTGCTATTCCTAGAATTGTAAATACAAGCAAGGTACTTCAAGGAATAGGAAGTAGAGTAAAGGCTCAATTAAATTCAACGTGTCTCTCTAAAAATACTTTTACTAGATAATGAATAATAAGTTAGCAAGAAGTATTGAGAGAATTGTTAGAATTTCTTCTAAAGGACTGGGAGAGATACAAATCAATGTTGATAAGATCCTATGGGGTAATCCCTCTCCTCCTAAAGATAAAAAATCTTCTGCTAGATACGGAAACAAACCTGCAAGAGAACCTAAAAGCTATACTACAAAAACTGTACCTCCCCCTTCAGCCCGTGAAGATGTGAAGACAGGGGCAGGACTAGCTAGTACCGGACTTCCTCCTGGAGTATCTGCAACTCCTAATGTAGCAACTTATCAATTTCAATCGGTGTTAGGACCTGATGATACTCCCCCTGCTGACATAAAAGATACGATTGTTGCAACTAGAAGTCAACCAGACAAGGCAATAAACTACAGAGAAGTACCTACAAAACCTCAAAAACCTAAGCCTGGACAGAGACTCTTACAAACAGGTTTATTTAGTACTTTAGATGCTCTTAATTCAGTAGACTTATGTGATGTAGTTACCTATGCCTATAGTAACGTAAATATTAAAAGAAAACCGCGACCTGATAGAAGTACATGGCGACCTGATCAAGTTGCTTTTTATACACTACAAGATCAAGCTAAGCTCGTAACTACGTTCATTGACAAATATACTGCATATCCTAATGTGTTTATTGGATCTTATCTAGGCGCCGGACCTAACGCAGTACCGCCTAAACAAGCTGTAAGTCAATCAAATGCTCCGATAGAGGGAGGTACTCCGGTACAGAAGTATAACATGTATTATTTGCTTAAAAGTATAGGTGAAGTTTTTAGTTTCAACACCAATACTACCGGGTCATTATTCACATCTCAAGATGCTATCCTCTTACAAGAAATCCCAAAGCTAGGATCAAACTTAAATTTCGTAAACGACTTTTTAGGGGATGTAAATAAGTATGCTGACTTCAATCAGATTAGTACTTCTGAACTGCTATACCTACAGAATAAAATAGGTAAGCTCAGAGCAATTTGCGAGAATATTCAAAACCTAGATATTAAAAGTGCAGCTAACTTAATAGGTAATTTTCTTGGAGTAGATATAAGGAGTCAGATACAGAAACTTAGCGAATTCGTTGACATAACTAAAATTATACCTACTCTTAAAGAGATCAATAACGGAATTAGGTCGTTTATAAAAATGGCCAATCAAGTACAGAAAGTTATACAGACCGGGCAGTTTATAATTAAGCTTGCAATTCTTTTTTATAAAATTTTTAAGTTTGTATTTTTATTCTTTAAGAGCCTTGCAATACCTTTAATTTTTGGTACTTCAGGTACACAGATAACGCTACAAGACATCGCAAGTAAAGCTAAAGATGAAGGAGACGGCGTCGTAAGAGTTTTAAAGTCAATTAATGCGCTACTCGGTGTAGCAACCGGGCTCGTTCGTTACCTATTAGTAAATGCAAGCGAACTATTAAGACGTTTAGATACTTTGCTTGTAGGTCTGCAAGCATGCGATGCATTTAAAGATTCAGATATTCTGAATGAGCTAAATCAAACTAGACAAGCTTTGAACGGGCTAGTTGATGAGCTAAGTATTTATATTATTAATTTTGATTCAAAAACCGATCCTGATACTGCTCTATTTGGAACCTATCAAATTAGAATTATTGACGAACAGGTGATCGAGCAGTCTATTAAAAATAAGCGGAGAAGAGGAGTAGCTCTGGATCAATACGGAGCAATCGTTACTCAATCTGATCTTACCTTTGCAACAAACCCTGAAGTAATAATAGGAGAAGTAAAACAGAAGCTAGTTTCTCTCGGATTAGTTCGTCCTGATTTAGGAACTATAGACGGAGACGCATTAGTTACCGTAAGCGAATCTTTAGATTATCTCGATAATAACGATATTCTTCAGAATGATTTAAATATATCTAGAACTGAAGTTGATCTCCCGGATAACGTAGATGAAACGAAAGGTCTAGGTTTAAATGCTTTTGTTAATAATCTAAGTGGCGGAAGAAGACTTAGGAGAAGAACTAGAAAAGCACTTGCTAATAGTAGAGCTAATTTGCAAAGTCAGCTAAGAGGTCAAGGATCTTCATCTTCTTTTACTGGAACAGCAAGTCAGAGAACATATAATTCATCAAGGTAGTGTAAAATTTATAACAAATATATTTATAACATATGGCAAAATTAGACGCACTTAGAAAGATTATCAGAGAAGAAGTAAGAGCTGTCTTTCAGGAAGAATTAGCTGGAATACTAAAAGAAGCCGTTATTGCTAACCGGTCACAACAGCCTATAACAGAAGCGGTTAAACAAAAACCAACTGTTCCTGGAACACTAAATAACCAAAATAGAAAGTTAGTAGCCCCTATTCTAGCACCCGGAAACCCTCTCAATAACCTTCTAGCTGAAACCGCTATAACTATGACAGCTAAGGATTTCGAAGGATTACAAGGATATGAAGCCCAGAATGAAGTACCAATAGTTGAATCAATGAACGATATGTTTAACTCAGCTACAAAAAGCTCAAACTTAGGTGCAATAGAAATTAATGCAGTTCCTGATTTTTCGAATTTAATGGCTAAAATGCAAGCTAACGGAGAAATATAATGGCCTATAATCTTAGAAATATTAACGTTCTCGACCTAAAGCCATCAACCGGAATAGGAGTTGCATTGCCTTTTAATGCACCAGGGGTATTTAGAACTGTTTATACAACTAAAGAACAGTTAAAATACAACATAATTAATTTTTTACTTACTGATCAAAGAGAAAGAATTTTTATTCCAAACTTTGGAGCTAACATAAGAAGTAAAATTTTCGAACAGATTACTACTGAGACGTTAGATGAATTAGATTCTTTAATAAGAACTGGAGTTCAACGTTATTTCCCAAACGTAGTTATTACTGAGTTAACTTTTAGCGGTAATCCCGATGAGAACTTTTTAAAAATACAGTTTTCGTATAATATAAATAATACTGGTGAGTCAGATATTGTAACACTTAGTTTAAATGGCTAATAAAAATATAACATATCTAAATAAAGATTTTACTACGTTTAAGAACGCGTTAATTGAGTATGCTAAAACATACTACCCTAATTCTTATAACGATTTTTCAACCTCCTCTCCTGGGACTATGTTTATCGACATGGCATCTTATGTAGGGGATGTATTATCGTTTTATTTAGATAATCAAACTCAAGAGACATTCTTAGAGTATGCTAAGCAGACTAATAACCTATATGCTCTAGCATATATGCTAGGTTATAGACCAAAAGTAACTTCTGCTGCTATTGTTAATTTAGATATTTACCAACAAGTTCCCGCTTCCGGATCAGGATATGCTCCTGATTTCAACTATGCAATGATAGTAGAGGAGGGTATGCAAGTAAGATCAAATATTAATACTAATAACTTTTTTTATTGCCCTAATAGAATAGATTTTAATTTATCATCTTCTATTGATCCTACTGAAGTTTCTGTTTATACAACTGCAGGAGGTAATCCTAATACTTATTTACTTAAGAAAAAAACTCAAGCTATATCAGGGCAAATTAAAACTACAACGCTTAACTTTGGAGCACCTCAAAGATTTCCTATAAGAACAATTCAGGATACTAATATAATAGAGATACTCAATGTAACAGATCAAACTTCTGGTTATAAATGGTGCGAAGTACCTTATCTAGCTCAAGATTATATTTTAAACCCTGTCGCTAATACTGCCCTAGCCTATCCTCAGCTCTATCAACAAGCAAATGAAGTCCCCTATATTATACAGAGAGTAGATGCTCCTTTTAGATTTGTATCTAGATTTACTGCAAATAATATTTTGCAATTAGAATTCGGTGCAGGAATACAAGCTGTTTCCGGATCAATTCCGAATCCTTTTAACGTCGGTATTGGAACTGTTAACGGAATAGATATGCTGAATACAGCTTATGATCCAACCAACTTTGTAACAAACAAATCTTACGGAGTAGCGCCTTTTAACACTAATTTAACAGTTCAGTATTTAGTAGGAGGCGGCGCTGAAGCAAATGTAGGCGTAAATGAACTTACTAATATTGTATCTTCAACGATAACCTTTCCAAATCCTACCAATCCCGCAACTGAAGCAACCATTAGAGCAACACTTGCAATTAATAACAGCGTTCCTGCAGTTGGAGGGGGAGATGGAGATTCTCCCGAAGATTTAAGATTAAATACCCTAGCTAAGTATCCTTCGCAGATGCGTGCAGTAACTCAGCAAGATTATTTAGGTACAGTTTTAGGTATGCCACCTAAATTTGGACAAGTAGCTAAGGCATACGTGACTAAAGATACAGCAACCTTCGCCCAATACCTTGAAGGGCAGCCTGGAGAAAGAGACCCTCTAGCCTCTTCAATTTATTTGCTTGGGTATGATGCCGACGGTACTTTTACGTCCCCTGGAACAGCATTACTACAAAATATACAGACTTATCTTGAACAGTATAGAATGCTTACAGATACTATTATACTTAAGCCTGCTTATATAATTAATATTCAAGTTAATTTTGATATTATAATTAGACCAAACTATACATCAAGAGATATAATCGCTAATTGTTTGACGTTATTAAAAGGATACTTTGCTAAAGAAGATTGGCAAATAAATCAACCGATTATTTTATCTGAAATATATACACTCCTTGATCAAGTAGCGGGAGTTCAGACAGTTCAAAAAATCTCTATAACTAATATAGCAGGAGTAAATGCAGGTTATTCTCAATACAGTTACGATATTCCAGGAGCAACATTAAATGAGGTAATTTATCCTTCACTCGATCCGAGCATCTTTGAGGTCAAATACCCTGATACAGATATTCAAGGACGTGTAGTAACATTCTAACTATGGCAGTATATCAAATATTCGCATCAGCTGACGCATCAATATACTATAGATATCCGTCTAAAAATACGGGTCGTGATCCTATATTAGAAGTTTCAGCTAAAAATTCTCAAGACGGGACGAGATTTCTTTTTAGAACTCCACTAACCGAAAACCCGTATTATACGTATGACTTAGCAGCTGCTGGAAACTTCAGTACTTCTAATCAGTACTTCTCCGGATCTGATATAAGAAGATCGCTTTTACAATTCTCAAACACTGATATTCAACAACTAAAAACTTTCGCATTATCAGCAATAAGTGCTTCATGGCAAGCTAATTTAAGATTATATCTTGCATCAGCACAAAATCTTAACACTACATATTCTCTAGAAGCTTATCCTGTATCTCAGTCGTGGACTATGGGAACAGGTCAATTTGCTCAAGTTCCAGAGTCACAGAACGGATGTAGTTGGACTTATACCGGTCCCTATGAGAATTCTGATCTATGGACAATAACTGGAAGTAGCTATATTTCTAGTTCTACCGTTTCAGCTAGTCAATATTTCGATTATATGTCTAACAAGGATATTAATATGAATATTACTAACATGGTTGATGGATGGTTCAGTGCATCTTTAAGCAATTACGGGGTAGTAGTTAAGCATCCAAATTCGGTAGAAAACAGTACTGCATCATATGTAGATCTCAAATTCTTTTCAGTCGATACCCATACTATTTATCCGCCAACTATAGAATTTAAGTGGGCCGACGCAGTATATGGACCTACCGGCTCTTATGGCTTAGCCACAAACGATCAGATTACTATTGTTTTACAGAACAACCAAGGGCAGTTTAGAAGGAATCAAATTTATAAAGTCAGGACAGGGGTAAGAGCTACTTACCCTGCAAGACAATTTACAACTTCTTCAATTTTTCTAACTCAATTATATCTTCCACAGACTAGTTATTGGTCTTTAATGGATTATAAAACCAACGAAGTTATAATTGACTTTGATACCAATTATACAAAATTGAGTGCTGATACAACAAGTAATTACTTTATTTTGTATACTAGCGGATTGGAAGTTAATCGATTTTATAAATTACTAATTAAAAGCGTTCTCTCTTCTGGCGAAGAAGTTATATTTACCAACGAAAACCTAATTTTTAAAGTAGTAGAATAATGTCACAGGAAGTAAATTTAATCAAAGAAGTTTACGGACGTAATACTTTCACGCGCGTTGTCGATACTTCTTTTTCTGAACTTTTCACCCCAGTACCCGCATCCGTTACACCTTCGCAGCAGATTACCATTGACGAATTTTTCGACTTATACAATGAGTTATTTTTTGATATACCTGCAACAGGAGAAATTAATTCTCATGAATATTTAGTTGCTAGAAGTACAGAATATTTAGGGGGAGGAGTTTTAACTGATAACGAAAAAGCTTATATTGATGAGATAAACACGCTTCGTCAGCAGTTACTTGAAGCAAATGCTAACTTTTTAAGCCTGTCTAATACAGTATAATGGAAAACGTAGACATAAGATACATAGGATCAAACGGGCAATATCAGACTTATTCATCTCAGGACATATCGCTAATCAATACAGCGTTAATAACTGCAAATTTCGGCAGACCTAATGATTACATTGAATACTTTATTAAGGATCTTGGCGGAAACGTTCTAGATAGCAACTACAACGCGTCCCAATATAACATTGGAAATCTCGTAGATCCTATTACTGGTACTACATCTCAATTATTTCTAGATCCTGAAGCTGACGCTAAGTTCTCCGGGTTTAATAGAGGTACTTTTAACCTTAAGTATAACTTCTTTTCCAGACAATTACTTTCAGCCCCTATTCCTTCCCAAAACTTTTGGATTAAGGAGATATCGACTTCTAGAACTGAGATAAAAGTAGCGAGACAAGACCTTTCAAACAGTCAACTAGCTCAAACATTCGGCGAATTTGAAGCTATACTATCAAGTGATATATACTACCCTACTTTTTATCTAAATTTTGGCGACGACATTCAGATAATAGGCGTAAACGCGGTATATGTAGAAGAAGACGGGATAGGTTATATAATTTTCAAACTCTACGATACTTTACCCGTTCAATTCGACTTACGATCAACTTTTTGGGTCGTCACTCCTGTAGCTAATCCTGCAGAGTTTAACGTAACGATAAATGTTACCCCTGAAGCGATTTTAGATACCTCTAGAATAAAAGGACCGAATTTTAAAGTTTCTATCACTGAAAGAATAGGTCAAACTACCCCTTATTATAATTATGCAAATTTATTTGCTACAACTGTATCTTCTTCTTATCAGCAGTTAAATTCTTTAATGAACGAAAAAGGAATACAGATAAATGTAGACTATAATAATTTTGAAAATTTTATACATTTTTCTTCTGCTACTGAACGCTTGTATAATTATGTTTATAAGCTACAGTTAATTGAATCAGCTTCTGCGGGCCTACTAGCAACTAATACAACTCAAGAAAGAGTTAGATTACAGGTACAGATAGATAATACCATCAAAAACTTCGATGGTTACGAATATTATTTATACTTTGATTCTGCATCTACTTCATGGCCAAAAAGAAATGATACTATACCTTATTCTTTATACTCTGTAACCTCTTCTGAAGCCGTGGATTGGTTAGGTAGTCCAACTATAGTACCTACACCGGATACAATGAGTACGTACTGGTCTTCATCTCACTATGACGACTTAAACAAAGACTGGTTAGTTTATGCATCCCCTCAGTATATTATTGATGACGAAGCAAATGCTCCATATGTAACTTTCTTAAATATGATAGGTCAGCACTTCGATAATATATGGATCTATCAGAAAGATTTGAGCAATAGATACTCAGCCGAAAACAATCCTTTTATAGGTATATCACTTGATCAAGTTTCAGAAGCTATAAAAAGCTTCGGAGTTCAACTTTATACTAATACAAGTATAAGCGATAATCTTTATTATTCATTATTAGGAGTAAATAATACCGGATCTAATCTTGCTGTCACCTCTAGCGATTATTCTACTGTAGTATACTTTAGCAGCAGTATCTATCCTTCAGGAAGCACTACCGCAAGTATCATTACTCCTCCTGCCGGTAATTATTACTTAAGCTCTTCAATTTATCTACCTCCTTTTGGAGAAGAGAAGATTTTTAGATACGTATTAACGTTCCCGTACTCGGACGCACCTTTTGCAGCATATTGGGACGACCCTTATTCTCTTTATGATACTACATCGGTATATGGACAGGATGCTATAGGTATAGCTGATCCTCTTCAATCACTTTCAGCTACGCAAATACAAGACGAAATTTATAAACGTCTGTATCATAATTTAGCATACTTGCTGAAAACTAGAGGTACTGAAAGAGGCGTCAAAGCCCTTATCGCCTGCTACGGTATACCTGCAGATATTTTACAAGTACATGAATACGGCGGTTATAATTATCTAGACGTAGCCGGCATACAGGAGATTTCTAATATTAGAATTCTAACCGGAAGCGTTCCTGAAATTTCAAGTAGCCTATTATCGCCATTTTCAACTATACAGTATTACTCTAACGATTTAGAGAATACATCTATTACAGTACAAGCGGGATTTTCCCCTGCTGATTCTATAAACGCTAGCATTACTTCATCCGGTTATATAACTTCTTCTACTCAGCCCGGGTACTTTAATATAATGCAGCTTATAGGTAACCCTGTTTTACAGTATTCTAGTTCTTATATACCTCTAGATCAGGTAAGTAATACTTACTTTAGTGCCGAGTATACTAGTAGATATAACGTTTGGGACTTTATAAGACTAATTAAATTTTTTAATAATTCTCTATTCAAGATGATGAGGGACTGGGTACCTGCAAGATCGAGTGCAGATACAGGTATCGTTATTAAGTCTCATATGCTTGAAAGAAATAAGTATCCAAGAAATGAACCAACTTGGCTTACCTCTTCCTTTGATGCCGATTATTATCTTCTAAATATATCTGGATCAGACGGCGGTGCAGTAACTGGAAGTACAGCATATATTCAAGCAATACCTATACAGTATAACGGTACAGCATCGATCGCTTTAACTCAATCTCTAGGTACAGTATATGTTAGCTCATCTAATGATATTCAAAAATATACAGGAGAATTCAGCGGTAGTTATATTGTAGCGACTACTAACTACTTCTCTCAGGAAGAAGTCTCGAGTTACAACCACCCATGGACTTCATCAGTACCAGGGAACGGAGCTCTTTTTTTAACTTACTCTATAAGCCCCTTAGAGGGTAACGTGACTATACCAGTAAGATCGCAAAAATTTTTAGACTTAGATTTTAATACTACTCAATTTGCTCCAGTTAATTTTGGATTAATAACTCAATCCATAGCTTATACTGTACTCTACGGTAATATCTATCAAAGCGAACAGCTTTATTCACAGTATGCTTATATTCAAGACTTTAACTATGTATCCCGCCCGTATACTATACCTCGTTACAGCGGATCGTATTTATCAGGTCAACAATATAACGTATATACAGCCGGAGATATTTCTTACGGCAAAGATCCTGTAATAAATTACTATACTAATAAGCTAGGATTATTTACACAGGTCGCTACTAGCTCTTTCTTACCCGGAAGGGTTAACGTAGCTCTAGCATATCTTGCTGATGTATCAGGAGGCTTATTTGAATTAAATCAAAATAATCAGAATTGGATAGACCTACAGAATATTTTTACAGCAGGTACTCAAGCTACTATAAAGCAGTTCGATAATAAAAAGTTTAGCAATCAAGTAACTACTGACGGTATTAAATCTATCTATAATAGCGGGTATAGTTACACGCCGCAGCTATATTTTAGCGGCTCAGGTAAATTATACTTTCAATATGTAGGAAATAGTGTTGAAACTCCTTTTCAAGGATATAATACAGGTACGCCGAATGCTTTTATAAGCGGTGCCGCAAATCCATATTATTCAGCTTCAGCAGGAAAGATCTATAATGCTTTTGACGGGGAGGATCCATCTAGCTCTGACTTTAGCCCCGGAACTACAGATAATTTTGCAAGTTATACTGCATCTATTGCCGGTCAAAAAACATTTACAGTAAAATTAGGCTTTGATGTATTATTCCCCAATCCACAGACATTCGGCACACAGAGCATAGCTTTCACATGGGGAGCATATTTAAATGGAGTAACCCAGATAGGTACATTACAAACAGCTTCATTTACATCAGTTAATGAACCAGCAGGAAGCACTACAGGGTCAATTTATAGCTTATCGACAACTGAAGATACTGCAGGGGGGACGATTTCGATTGATCAAATACATCCAGCCGTATATGGTCCCTTTAACTTATATATTGACGGAGTACTAAATACTTCTAACATCGGAAACACGTCTACTGCCCTCATAGCAGCTACTATAACCTCTGCTACAGGTACGTATTATATAGCATATACGTTTGACGCACCTTTAGCCCCTTATCTTCAACCCATATTTTCCCCAACCACTACAGTCTTTTCCATACTCCCTGTTGGAAGCACGATAATAGGTCAAACTCTAATTTCCGGTTCACAAATATTAATCGACTATGTAACTCCTGTATTTAATTTTGCCCCAGGCAATAAGGTAGTTTTTGAAACTAAATTAGCCTCTGTTACAACCAATAATTTTACCGCATCATTAGTTACTGCTGGATCTTACAACAAGTTAACTTATACCCCCCAAGCTGTTGGAACAGGTAATTATCCTTTTGCTAACGGTACTGTACCTCAGCCCTTCATTTATAGTATTGCTGATTCAACATCGCAAACGAGTATTATAACCCTAAATGCGAGTCTCAGTCAGTACTTATACTATCAATTTGTACCTTACTTTATAAGTGGTTCTACAGTATATTCAAGTAGCCTCTATACCAGGTATGGCGATATAAACTACGCTTTCGACCCTGAGTACGGAGATAAGATCGTACTTTTCGACTCAAACGGTACCTACCAAGACGTAGACGTAGTATCAGCATCTATCTCTTCAAATAGATTAAATATAGAAGTTACTCCACAAGTTCTCGATAACTGGTTAGGTATTAATCCTGAAGGTCTAGGGCCTTTCCTCTTGCTCAAGAGATATGAAGACGAACAAAACGTTATAGTTACCTATAACAAAGCACCCGGAGCGACATCTTACGGATTTCTGATTCCACAAAATATAAACCCGACAGTAACAGCAAACATAAACACTCTACAGGCTGCGGTTCAGTCTCAAATTTTAAACTCCCAATCTCCAACTCCTGATGATATTTAAAATTAAGCAAATTCACTATTTATAAAGAGAAAAACACCTAAATCATGGCATATTTAAATAATACTTCTGTTGTTGTAGATGCAATCTTGACCGATAAAGGAAGACAACTTCTTTCACAAAATAACGGATCGTTTCAAATTACGCAATTTTGTTTATCTGACGACGAGGTAGATTATACGCTCTACAATCCAAATCACCCTTCAGGATCAGCGTTTTACGGAGAAGCTATCGAAAATATGCCTATCATTCAGGCATATCCTGAATCTCAAGAGATAATGAAGTATAAGCTAATAACTCTCCCTAGAGGTACTGCTTCACTCCCTGTAATAAGTATCGGATATAGTACAATAACTTTAAGACAAGGAGCTTCCCTTTCTATTACACCTCAAACATTAAATTATTTAGGTGCTACTTCTACTTTTGAACAATCCGGATATCTGGCAACTATCGGAGACGTAAGAACTACTTCCGCATTTAACGGAGTAGGCATCAATACAACGCAAGCTACTGCATTAAACGCAACCGGAACAACAACTATAGGTACTAACGTATCAAAAACTGTTATCGGAACGACTATCAATATTACTGGAACAACTGTAAATACCCTATTCGGCAGCAATACAGTATTATATACAACCTTAACAGTAGTAGGACGCGACTCAGGTGCAAGATTATTTATTCCACTTCAAATCACTAAAGTAAATCAATAATAGAATATGGCATATCAAAGATTAGCTCCATCAGACCTTGTAATAAGCTCCGATTCGATTACAGCTCCGGCTTGGAGTTCTAATCAGCCTACGCTAACCACGTTTTTTACTGCATCTTCTACTGTTACTACAACTATCAGTGCAGGTGCATTTTACCTAAACGTATATCAGACTGAAAGTAATGCAAACGGAGCAGCCGTACAATTCGCAATCGCATACGGTAATATAAACGGATCAGGGTCTAAATGGTACAACCCATTAGTACCAGGCGTTTCCCCATCATTAACAACTTACCGTCAATACGAAACACTCGTATATGGCCCTGCCCTTTCAGGATCTACTCAAGGTTTCAATTTTGGAGGAGCATCTACAAGTGCGCCAAGCTTTTTTGCAATAAACGTAGATAGAAATCGTTATAAAGAAAGCTTAATGCCCGGTACCTTTAACCTTTCACTTTCAGGATCAGGCGGAATAGTTACTTTATGTGATAATAGTAATAACGTAACCACTGTAACATATTTAGACTGCGGTAGAGTTTTTAGTTTAGTATCTGGATCATTCGGTAGAGCAGTATCACAGACTTTAGCAGGTGCCCCTAGCGCAGGACAAACAGTTTCCGGATCCTACGGATTCTTTTTACCCGATATCGGCACGATTATTTTAAACGTAGGCGCCCTCAAATTAAACTCTGCTGCCGGAGGCATTAGTTTCGTAGAAGATGATGCTAATTACGGAAGCGGGAGCTATACCCCGGCAGCATCCGCCTCTTACACCTCTACAAATAATACGTTCCTATATAAAGCAGTATCAAGCAGTATAAAGGTTTCCGGCTCTTTTGGATTCCAATTAAACTCCCAGGAAACTATATCTTCCGATTACATCTTCGTTAGAATCGGCAACTCCGAATTCAACTACTCATCTAATCCTACTTTTATTTCAGGTTCAGGTGCTGTACTATGGCCTACTATGATTTACAGCCCTCAGACATATATTACCACTGTAGGATTATATAACGACGCCAGTGAGCTTTTAGCAGTAGCTAAAATGTCAGTACCGCTTGTTAAAGACTTTACAAAAGAAGCGTTAATCAGGGTTAAGTTAGACTGGTAATATAATAAAATGAGTAGAGCAGCAAACAGTCTGAAGACTTCAGATGTCCTTACTACTCCTATCAAGCTAAAGTACAGTTCATCTTTCGAATCAAGCTCATTCGGAAGTTACGGTATTCAAGTTCTAAAAGGAGTAAACGGACCTATTACTATCACAGGCTCTATTCCTCAAGAGACACTGAATTATTTTTCAGTAAAGCACCTTTATTACTCAAATTATCTAACCGGATCGTTCCCTATTTCAGCATCTGCCGCCGATAATTTTTTACAATCAACTGCCGCATCCGGATCTAACGATTCCGACAACAGGTATTTTCCGACGCAATCAAATGCCGAAATCGCAATAATTTCCATATCAGTAAACGTATACGGGCAACAAATATCTCGTCGAAGTTTTTCATTGAGTTCGTCGGCCTTTAATTTAAGAGATGACGGAAACGGAAATATTAACGATTTAAGCGGAAGTACTAAACAGGTAGGAAATATAATTTACCCTCAAGGGATGGTATTATTAACCTCTGGTAGCTATTATACATTAATAGCTAATAACGCCTGTACAATGTCATTAATTGCTGAAACTACAATATATCAAAACGAAGTAAAATGTAGAGTATCCGAAAATGATTTCAATTATTCTCAAAACCCTACTGTCTTTGCACAAAAGCAATTAATTACAGGATCAGATGCACTGCCTTTTTACAGTTCTGCAGGTCAGAGCTCTTCCTTTGCCGAGATAGTAAACGGATCTCTTATTGATAAAATTACTGGATCCTCTTTTCATCCCTACGCTACTACTGTAGGACTCTACAACGAAAATAACGATTTATTAGTAGTAGGAAAATTAGCGACGCCTTATCCTATACCTGCAAACACTGATATTACTTTTATAATTAAGTGGGATAGTTAAATAAATTTATGGTAAAAAAATGGTTGATATTTGAAGGGGATCGGCTTACCGAGTACGACTCAGTAGACAGGTTCCCTAAAGGATGTATAGGGTTTGTATATCAAATAACAAACAATAAAACAGGTAAGTTTTATATCGGTAAAAAATCTCTCTATTCTAATACTAAAAAAAAATTAACTAAGAAAGAATTAGCTCAATATACCGGACCTGGTAAAAAGCCTACAAAAAAATTAGTAACTAAAGAATCAAATTGGTTTGAATATTGGGGTTCAAATAAAGTTTTGCTAAAAGAAATTCAAGAAAACGGAGTAAAAGATTTTGATAGAATGATACTTAAATTTTGTTTTAATAAAAAACAACTTACCTACTATGAAGTATTTTTTCAATGTAGATTAAACGTACTTCATACTGACTCCTCTTATAACGATAATATTCTTGCTAAGTTTTTTCGAAAGGATTTGGTAGAACCTAAATAAATCCTTATACTATATGTAAGGAGGGGTCTATGGAGCAATCTCGATTAGTACTTGGACTTTTACATAGCATTTTAGGTAAATCTAAACCATCTACTAAAGGCAATCATGCCTTTCATTGTCCGTTCTGTAAACATCATAAACCAAAGCTTGAAATCGATCCAAAAAGCGGATTTTTTCATTGCTGGACCTGTGAACCAGCCACTAAAGGACGTAACCTAGTATCACTTTTAAGAAAAGTACAGGCAAGCCCTGCACAGATTTCAGAGATGAAGAGTTACTTCCCTTACGGTAAGATTGAAGTAGACGATAAGAAGTACGCAACCGTACAATTACCTAAGGAATTTATATCTCTCGCTCAATCTAGTACTAAGCTGACGTATCGTCAGGCTAAGGCATACGTTAAGCATAGAGGTATAAGTGAAGAAGATATCTTAAAGTACAATATCGGATATTGTGAGAAGGGTAGATACGCTAATTCAATAATAGTCCCCTCATATGACAAGACTGGACGTATAAACTATTTTATATCAAGATCGTTTGAAAAAGATCCAACACGTAAGTATAATGCACCTTCATGTAATAAGAATGAATTGATAGGCCTAGAGTACTTCATTAACTGGAACGTACCTGTAATTTTATGTGAAGGTATATTTGATGCTATTGCATTAAAGAGAAACGCTATTCCCCTGTTCGGCAAAACCATACCGCGAGCATTAATGCTAAAGCTAGTACAGAATAATGTTAAGACAGTATATCTAGCACTCGATAACGATGCATTAAAAGAGTCTTTTAACTACGCACTCGAGTTAGTTAACTTAGGTAAAGATGTTTACTTCATCGAACTAGGGGGTAAAGATCCATCAGAAATAGGTTTTGAAGAGATGACAAAATATTTACATACGGCAAAGCAGCTTACCTTTGGTGAACTATTGCTTAAAAAAATGCAACTATGTTAATTGAACAAAGATCAGAAGAATGGTTTCAACTACGGAGAGGTAAGATTACTAGCTCTGAAATCCATAAAATTATGGGTGAAAAAGGTTTAACAGAAACCGCTAAAACATACCTCTTGGAGAAGGTCAGTGAACTCTTCGGAGGAGTTACTGAACCCGCTCATGGTCAAGCCCTCGAATGGGGTACCGAGCTTGAGCCTATTGCTATCGAACACTACGAAAAGGTTATGGAAACGAAAGTAGAGAAAGCTTCCTTTATTGCTGCAAGTGAATACTACGGAGGATCACCTGACGGAATTGTAAAACCTAACGGCATTATTGAAGTAAAATGTCCTTTCAAGTCTGCCAACCACTTTAAACACGGCATGATCGATAGCCCAGTAAAGTTCAAGAAGGTAGCTCCAAACTACTACTACCAATGTATTTCGAATATGATCTGCGCTAGAGCAATATGGTGTGACTTTATTAGCTTTGATCCTCGCGTCTCTTCTGATTATAGAATGTTTATATATAGACTAGAATTAGATCAGCAGGAGGTTAAGCTAATTAATGAGAGAGTAGAGCTAGCGGTTGAATACATAAAAGGTCTTGAAAAAGAGATCAAAAATGCTAAACCTAAATTGCTTCTGGGATAGATATTTATTACTAGTATGATCAACGCTGAACTACTAGGAAAAAAAATTGCCGAAGCTGTTCTAAACGAAGCAGGTCCTTGCTTTTACCCTGGAAAATTCAAACCCCCACATAAGGGACACTTTGAAGCCGCTAAAGCTCTAGCCTTAAAAGAGTATATTACTAAAGTTTACATAATAATAAGTAAGAAAGTTATTGATGGAATTACTCCTGAAGATTCTCTAATGATTTGGAATATGTATCTACAAGCAGAACCTAATCCTAAAATTACTGTAAGAATATCAACCCAGCAATCACCTATTGTAACTATCATTGATTTTTTAAAAAAGAATTTTGAAACTGATCCAGTATATATAGCTGTAGGAGATGACGAAAAAGACGATACTGAATACGGAAAATCACTCCAAACGCAATTCGGTGATAGAGTAAAGGTTATTACAGTAAAAGAAAGGAAAGCCGACGCTTCAGCTCCGCATGTAAGAAGCCTTTTGCAAGCAGGCGATTACGAAGGATTTATTGAATCAGTTCCTGTATCAGCATATAACAGAGGTGCAGGTGCAAAAATATTCAAAATGCTTGCCCCGAAAATATCTAAAAGTGGACCAGAAGAAACTTAATTTAATAAAACATTTCATTTATTTTTGTAAAAAAGAGTTAGGGATTCAGTCTCTACCTAAGATCTCGTTTATTAAAGCCAGAGACTTTGTAGACAAGCGTAGATCCTTTGGCGAATACAGCCCTAATGATAGGACTATAAAGGTGTTTATTCGCGAGAGAAACCTTGCAGATATATGTAGAAGTCTAGCACACGAACTTGTTCATCATCGTCAAAATGAACTCGAATTGCTTTATAACGATGCAGGAGAAACAGGTACTGAAACTGAAAACGATGCTAATTCTATTGCAGGAATTATTATGAGAGAGTATGGTAAATTAAATTTAGGTATCTACGATTTAGACTAAAAATTTGTTATGGAAAATACTTTAAAAAAAGAGTTTAATCCTCGTGATGTACAGAGGATGCGAAACATTATCACCGGAAATACAGGTGATAGAACCCAAATTCAAAGCGGATGGGAAAGAAATAACCAAGATTATAAAGAAGGCGACGTTTGGGAAGAAAATGGTAAAACGTGGACTATCAAGAACGGAATAAAAATGTCTGTTACTAAGTTCGATAAGATCAAAGACCTTGTTTTAATGCCTTTATGTTGTCCTGAATGCAATAACTTAATGAAAATAAATGAGTATAATAAGAAAATGTGGGGTATTCATAGAAAATGTTTCGATTGCGTTGTAAAAATGGAATCAGAAATCAAAAGACTTGGTAAATGGGATGAGTATTGTGCAAATATCATGAATAGAAACAAGGATGCTGAATTGAATGATCTTGAAATAGCACTAGAACAATGGGTAGACGAGCAGGATTCGTTTATTTCCGAGCAAGGAGAGGTTGAAAAATGGGGAGGAGGTGATAAGAAAACAATATACAAACAGGTTAAGAATGAAATTGTTGAACTAAGGAAACTAGATATTTATAATGGAAAAAATCTAGACAAAAATGCCGTTTAAATCACGTGCCCAGCAAAGATTTATGTTCGCTAAACATCCAAAAATCGCTCAAAGATGGGCAAAACACACACCTGATATGAAACACCTACCTCAACATGTATATCAAGAAGAAATGATGCATGATAACTTTGATCATCCAGGTTGCGAAGATAGAATAGGCAAGATATTTGTAGTATTGAAGCCCGGACCTGAGTCCATGCCTAAAGACTTAGTACATCAAACCCATGCTTTTGGTATGGGACAGTTTGAACCTCAAAGTATTCATGGCGTATACACTGAAAAAGATGAAGCCGATTTAGTAGCTGAAGCTGCTTGTACCGAACTTCATAAGCATCTCAGTGAAGTAGAAAAGAAAAAAGATGTCGTTCTTGAAAAGATTGATAAGCATATTGCTAGACTTCAGAAAGAGATCAACGGACACATGAAAGAGGCTACTGACATACCTGAAATGTCTGATAAACATCATAGCCTAGCTGAAAGAAAGATGGGCATGATCAGAAACTTACGTGAAAAGCATAAAATGGTTAAAGCTGCTAAGAAACAATTACCTGAAATCAAAGAAGAATAGTGGAACAGTTTGGAACCTTTATTGGAACATTGATGCAGAGCCGTAATCAGGCCCACATCTATCACCTTCAGTCTAACTCTTATGCCCAGCATAAGGCTCTCCAAGGATATTATGAAGGTATCGTCGATTTAATTGACGGACTTGTAGAGAGCTACCAAGGCCGCTACGGTATTCTACGCGGATATAAAATGGCAGGTACTATTAAGGAAGACGATAGCTCTATAACATATTTCGAAGGCCTCGCTAAATTTGTAGAAACTATCAGAACTCAAATTCCGCAAGACTCTTACATACAGAATCAAGTAGATGAGGTAGTTGATCTTGTAGAATCTACTAAATACATGCTTAAATTTTTGCACTAGATGCAGCTATGGGAAGCAATAAGAACGAATCATTATCTCGAAAGAAAAAATGTACGAGGTACAATTAAAGCTATTGAGCTTCCTACTCAAGTCTATGCAGGAAAAGATAAAGAAGAGGTAGATAGTAAGCTTATTTCTATATTACAATCTCAGTTAAATTTACGACTAGCAAGATTAGAGGTAAGTAATATCGGGCGTTCAAATAATGTTAATTTAGGGATAAAAGTTTTTATTCCAAAACTAGTTCAAGGAGATAAAAAAATAGATATCGAAATGATATCAGAAGATGGAAGCGGGATTATTTATCTTGCTTTAGCAGCAAACGATACCTTAATAACTCTCTATCCTACCAATAAAAGTAGCGATGAAGAAATAAAAAAAAGTATACAAGAGCACGTAAAAAGAGAGAGACCTGAGGATTTAGCAGTCAGGCCACCCGCTGTAGCAACGACCCCTACTGCAGTCTTTTTAGTAGATATTGACGGTAATGAAGTAGTTGAAAAAGAAAAAAAACGACCGCTAATTAAAGCGTCTGAAGAATCGATGCCCTATAAAATAAGAACTGATTATAGAGTTGGAGCCCTTTTTACACATGATAAGTACGGTACAGGAACGATTGTTAATGCTGCAAGCGCAGGAAAAGGGGGGTCTGCAGGAACAGTAGATTGGATTGATGTAAAATACGACAAACCTTTTTTGAAGGGAGGTAAATTAGAAAATATTCGTCGTTTTGAAAATATTTTAACCAAAGCATATTTCGGTAAAACTCTAAAAGAACTAGAAATAAAAATAGAAGAAAAGAAAGGTACATGCTGTGGTAGGTGTGGACATGTCCATGTAAAAGGCACTAGTTGCCCTAAACCTTTTTTTACAGGAAAGAGGCACTGTAGAAGCAGGACTAATGAAATGCATACTATGGACCATGACGGACCTGTAGAGTTTCATCAATTAAAAGCCGATCAAAAAGAGAATTTGCAGGAATTATTAAATACATCTTCAGGAGTAAAAGAATTTATAAATTCTTATAAAAATCCGGAAGCTCTAGCTCATTTACAAGGTAAAGGCTGGTATTTCAAAAAAATAGAGGATATAGAAAAATATGTAGAAGAGATTGATAATAATGAATTTGAAGAGCTCAAAAATGATTTAAAAGATTTTAATCAAAAAGAGATAGATGAAATAGATCGATTCTGTGAAGCATGTCTTGCAGAATATCTTTTAGAATATGAAAATAAATTAGAGGAAGCAGAGTACAGAGGCCGTAAAGTTAGTCTAGGTAAACCTTTTTTGACCCCTGGAGGTCCTAAGAAAAGATCAGTTTACGTTAAGAACGCTAACGGAAACGTAGTGAAGGTTAACTTCGGCGACCCTAATATGAAGATTCAAAGGTCTAATCCTAAACGTAGAAAAAGTTTTAGAGCAAGACATAAATGTAGCAATCCTGGACCTAGATGGAAAGCCCGTTACTGGTCATGTAGAGCTTGGTAAATATGTATAAATTAATAGACATACTAACGAATAATTCCGAATGTAAATCATGCGGCAGACCTAAAAGGCTTTTTGAAGCATATAGCGAAAAAGCTATCACCGGTTTCATAAAGAGATTTTTAGAGCAAGCCGAAGATTTGAATTTAGATGTTTCAGAAGAAGAACTAAGGAAGTATATCAAAATCTTTGATAAAATTAAAGAAAAACTTCCTATTGATCGTAGAGATCTGGCTAATTACAAAGTACCTGAGCTTATAAGAGTTGTAACTCAAGGTAAAACAGAGGACGATAAGGAAGAAGGTGAAGAAATAACACCTGATGTAGTCTATCATAATGATGACAATAGCATAATAATTTATAATGGTAATACTGAAGGCACTTGTATTAAGTACGGTAAGGGTGAGAGTTGGTGTATTTCTCAATCTTCTTGGTCAGGACATAGGTACAGTGAAGCAAGAGGATATCCAACATTCTATTTAGCAAAAAATACTAATTTACCCAAAAGCAATAAATTAAGCTTTGTTGTTATTGCTGTAAGAGATCCAAAAGTTTTTGGTAATGAAAATTATGTCCTACATCCTAGAGACAATAGCCCGCATTATCCTGATCCAATTACGTTTGAAGAGTTGCTAAATGAAGCACCCTGGTTAAGAGAGGTACCAAATCTAAAATCCATAATCAAGTACGTACCGTTATCTTCACAAGAGAAAATGGTGCATCAGTATAGAAGAAATACTGTAAATTATAGAGAGTGGACAGGATTCCCTTATAAGGATAAAGAGGCTTACTTAGTTGCTAGAAAGAATGCAAGAGAGTCTGATAGTAATGCTAAGTTATTTTCCGATATTACTGATGATGAATTTGTAAGAGACAGATTATCTAAATTTCCAGACGTATTAAGGTTTGTAGTTAGAACACCTGATCTAATAAAACCTAAACTATTATTAAAAAACTTAAATAATTTCCCCGACGAAGCTAGAAAGTCAGTTACAAGTAATCTACATACCCCTATTGAAACGAAACTCCTTGCTTCCGATTCAATTCCTTTTGGTGTAAAAAAGATTTTAGTAAAATTAAAAAAATGGGAACTAGATCCTAACCAGAGATTATATGTTACCGCTGACGGAGACACTATAGTTAAACTAACTCTAGGAGATGACGTAAAGATAGGATTATACCAAGCCGAAGATGAATATCCTGATATTAAATTAAATAAAAGAACATCTAAATACCTACTAGACTATCCTGGATTAGATGAAATACCTTTCGTATCTCTAGTAAAATTATCTGAAAAAGGAATTATTGATTTCAATGTAATACAAAAAGTATTAGATAATATAAAAGATAAACCGAACTCCCCTATTACGGTGAAAGATACAGAGGACGGAAAAATCATAATAGATGCCACATCACTTACTGCTTATAAAGTAAAAGGAAGCGAAATCAAACAAGTTCCGTTTACTGACGAAGAAGTACAAAGTGCTTTCAAAGATGCAATAAGTAGTGATGAATTCAAAAAAAATGCATTACAGGTCTTTAGTAGTTTGAACAGTAGAGAAGACTTACCTAAATACATAAACCTTGGCGCTTTAATAAATATTATAAACTCTTTACCTTATGACCAAAGGACGATGAATCTTGCAAGTACGTCAGGGGGGAGTTCAAAGGAAGTAGTCGCCTTTGCGGATGTCGCCTCAGGAGAACCCCTTATCTACTTTATGGAAAAAACGCCTGAATCTGTAAGTTCCTATTTTATTCCAGTAAGGAAGTATGCCGGTAGAGATAATAATGGGGGGTCTAGAATAGAAACTGCACAATACGATAAATATTTGAATTATCTTAGACAAACAAACCAATTTATTGACGATGAAAAATTAAAAGGTATACTCAATTACTCATTAAATTCTAGAGAAAAAAGAAACTTTTTAAATTCTTATCCGCCTCTTGATCCTAATAACGTACTGAAACCTGTAATAGATTCGAATGGAGAAATCTTTTTACTTAATACAGTCAATCGCCGTAATAGCTTAAGGCTCTCTCCAAGAACAGGTAATGTAGTAGGTGCTATATTATCTCAAGGCAGGTATAATCAACTTCTTAGATTAATTACACCGACTGAGCCTGGCACTCAAACAGCACCTCAGCAAACTACGACGGCTCAACAGCAAGGACAGCAAGCAGCCCGTACCTATTATCAACAACCTGCCCCCATAGGCGACGTTAATATCGTACAGATGATGCAAGGTCTAGGTGCCGAGGGGCAGTTTTTCCGGATTCCTAATAATGATAGAAGGAGATTAAATATTACAAACGGTGCTCGACTCAATCCAAGGGTAGATGGAGGTGCACGTCGTAGAAATCAACTACTAGGTAATGCCGGTCAAGTAGAAGCCGCTTATGCAGCCCTAACTAGTAGAATTTATGTAATAAGACTTGCTAACGGAACTCGAGTAATTTCAATAAAAGTATATCCAGGTAACAGAGAATACTTGTTGATACCCGGACAGAGAGCGTACTCGCTTAACGAACCAAATCAACTGCTAGCATTGCTACGTCAAAATAATTTAGCCGAAGCTAGAAAATATTTTATTAGAAGTTATCTTGATATCAATCCAGGTAATCTTGAAGAAATAAAGGAAATAATACATCAACATTCAAACAAATAAAATGAGTAAGCAAGCCATAGTCGAGGTTCTTAAGAGAATAATGAAGAAAGCAATAGTTGAGAACGCACCAATTAAAGCTCCTGAAAAGCCTAAAACAGAGCCCGGTACTAAAGAGAGACCAACTATGCCCCAGGAACCTAAAAAACCTAGACGTAATCCAGGTGCTCCTGATAAGAAACCAGAAACAATTCCACATAAAGCTAGTAAAGGTAAAGTTACTATGAACGAAGACGAGATGATTAATAAGATTGTAAGTCGCTATAAGTCAAAAAAGAAATAATGAGCCGTTTACTTGAAATAGAGTACGAGAAGATTTTTTCACCTAAGACGATGGCTGCCCTAAAGGGGAAGTCTGGTGAATCCTTGCGTCAAATGATAGGTAATAAAAGTTTGATGCAAACAATATTACGTTCCAGGGAAGTTTTAGATAAAATTATTCAAGCCGAAGAAGGATATCGAGATGAATTAGAGATGGTAGCAGCACAAATGGTTACTGATGCTTATCCAATCATTGATTACGCAAATATTAAAATTGATGCCAAGATAGTAGGAAACGGAGATATAAATATACAACCTCCACCTCCTCAAGACGATCCTAGCCAACCAGATTTTGGGGAAGACGATCCCGAGAAAATGAAAGCCAAGCGCCGTATCATCAACGGTATTACACAAGGTGCTTCAGTAAGAGGTGCTTTTGGTTTTATGCTTTTTAGAGAATACTTAGATCAAATAAATCCTGAATTAGTAAAAGATTATAATGAAATCTTGAAACTAGTTTTCGGTATTTACGATGATCC